CAACCCGTAGCGGAATGCCGCTGCAATGAAAGGTTCGGCATGAAACCGGATATCGAAGACGATCGCACGCCTACGCGCAAGGCTTTGGCAACGCATATCGCCAGCGAAGACAAGCGGGCTATGCAACCGAAGATCGGCGCGCATATGGCGACGCTGAACTTGTTCCGTGAAGCGGACGGTTCGTATCAAATCACAGTCGCCGAAGCGCGCGGCTTCATTGACGGATGGCAGGGCGAACCCATGAAGGCTGCGCCGATCTATTACGTCGAACAAGCGATCATCGAAGCCGCTGGCAACATCGCCACGCGCCACGAAAGGGACAAGGCATGCCTAACCTAGCGACCGATCCCGAAGCCGTTGCGGCTTACGATGAACCCGGTTCATGGGGCAGGCTGTCCGAAGGATGGCCGGATACGCCCTATACCATCGGCAAATGGCTTCTATGCATGAAAGCGAACGTCGTCCCTTACGGGCAATACGTCGTTGTCGGCGCAAAAGGGCCGTATCCATACGACTATTCCGAAGCGGTAATCCGCTGCGCTACGGTCGAACTTCGCGACAGGCTCGCTACGGCATACGACGAAATGTTCGTCAACTGTCGGCACTTGCTGAAGGACGAATTCAAATGTTCAACCGATACATAACCGGCGGCGACGGCCAAACCCGCAATTGGCGCAAGGTCAAGCGGATTATCAAGAAGAAGGTCAATCGTAACCATGCCCGCGCGCTCTACAAAGGCAAGCCGTGGTTGCGAACACATTATCATTGGTTCCACTAAGAAAAGGACTTGACGTAACCGTCGAAGTCGGCTAGACCGTGCATATGGATATGGAACGCATCATCGGATCGCTATTCAGCGGCTTCATGTGCAAGCTTTATGCGGCGGGCTTCGCCGTATGGATCGCATACGAAGCGGGTTCCTACTTCTTCGACGTAATGGCGAAGGTATCGAAGGGATTTGGCGGCTAATGGCACATGCCGATTGGAAACGATACTATGCTATCGCATACGATGGAACGCCGAATATGGTTCCGGCATTCTTCAAGCGGCGTGAAGACGCTGTTACCCATTTGGCGTATCTTAAACGCTATTGGTTTGCACGCGGGTTCAAGCCTATCGGCATTCTTCGCGTTAGGGCAACCAAGCGTAACGTCGAACTGCAACGATGGTTGAAGGACATTGCGATATGACCAACGAATTCGTTGAACCCAAGCCGGGCGACGTGTTCACATGCGACGAAGCCTTGTCCCTTGCCGTATGCGGATACCGCGTTCGGGCGAAGGACATGCAAGAAGGCGCATTCGTCGATTACAACTTCGCAGGCTGGCGCATCAACTTCCCCGGCGGATCGTCAAGCGGATGGCACGCACGCGATATCGACTATGCCGCACAATGGGAAGTCGTCGAAGACGCCAAACCCGAACCCGCGCCCGTAGTGCCCAAATGGGGCTTCACGCCGGGCAAGGGCAAGCCGACAGTCGATATCGGCGTCACCGCAGCTTGGACGAAGGACGATCGCGGCAAATGGCAGGGACAGGGCGGCACGGTCGATCCTGCGCCTAGTGTGGGCAAATGGGGATCGCCGCAACCGGCCAAGGACAAATGGGGGCGTCCGTCGTGACTTCGGACAATTGGCTTGCCGTCTTCATGCTTGCGCTATTCGCGTATACGGCGTATGCGATCATTACGAACGGGGGACCGGGCAACGATGATAGTCCATGATCTAAAGGTATATCCGCAGTTTTGGGAAGCGGTGAAGAACGGATCAAAGCCGTTCGAAGTGCGTCGCAACGATCGCAACTTCAAGGTTGGCGATGTTGTTCGGCTTCGTCACTATGACCCGAAGTCCGGCGTGATCGATCGCAGCAACGAAGTTTGCTATCCGATATCGTATATCCTGCACCATGAAGACTTTCCGATTGGCGTTCCGATCTGCTTCGTCGTGCTTGGGTTCGGCGTGCTTCAGGAAAAGGACGACGCATGACCGAAGCGAACCGTTGGTTCAGCAACGCCCTAGGACCGTCGTTCGAAAGCGGACTTCAACGCGAATTGCTCGAATTCATATGCGGCGATCGGCTTGGGGCTGGCATGTCCCGCGAAGTGTTCCGTTTCGCCCTTGACGATCGATACGTAATCAAGTTCGAACCGATCGAACATCGGTTTCAGAACGTCGAAGAAATGACAGTTTGGCAGAACGTCGAACATACGCGGTTCGCCAAATGGTTCGCACCTATCAAGGCGATATCCGGTTGCGGTCGCATCATGCTTCAGGCATACGCCGAACCTATCGCCGCAATCAACTTACCCGCCGAAGTCCCCGCATTCTTCACGGACCTTAAGCCGGGCAATTGGGGCATGATCGGCAAACAGCCGGTCGCAATCGATTACGGACGAACCTTGCTGATATCGCGGGGCTTGTCGAACAAGATGCGAAAGGCCGATTGGACATGACGCCGGATCAACTAGCCGCAGTCAACGCCGAACATTCGCATCAACGTGCATTGTTCGCATGGGCAAACGTCGCCGAACGCATAGGCTTCGCCTTGGCATGGGACGAACGGACCTATGGCAAAGGGGCGATGGAACAATTCGTCGAAGGCGGCTGCAATCGGCATGTGACGTATCCTGTCCCCGAACTGCGATGGCTTCATGCGATCCCCAACGGGGGCTATCGCGACAAGATCACGGCTGGCAAGCTGAAGGCCGAAGGCGTCAAGCGCGGCATACCGGACGTATTCTTGCCGTTGCCTATGACGAAATACGCCGGGCTTTATGTCGAACTGAAGCGTCCTGAAACGCATAAGGCCGGAACCCGAAAAGCATCGATCATCGATCAAGCCGCCGGGTCAACGTCGGAACTTCAGGACGAAGCGATTGCGCACCTTCGAAGCGTCGGATATGCCGTATCCGTTTGCTTCGCATGGGATGCAGCGGCACGCGAAATCCAGTCATATATTGAGGCAAGCCGGAAAAACGCTTGACACGTCGAATACGGCGAATTATCCCGGTTGCCTAACACTAGGAAGGAACCGGGCATGTTCAACTTCATCCGCCGATGGTTCGCGGGCAATCCTACGCCGCCGAACCCGCCGCAGTTCGTATCTTGGTATCGCCAGCCGTCCGGCAACGTGCCGATCGAATACTTGGCTTGGATGCCGCCTTACGATCACGGCCAATACGCCAACGAAAAGGGCGAATGGTTCTATACGTTCAAGCTGGAAAACGCCTATCGCTTCGACACATACGAAGATGCGAAGGCCGTTACGCCGGTATACGACGGATCGCACAACATCGAAGGGCGCAGCGGCGTCTTGACCGTAAGGGGCAACCGGACATGATCGCGGGTAATCCGTGCTTCGTCGGTATGTTCCGCACCTTCGACAAGCAAGGCAACGACATATCAATCGAATGGTTCGTATTCTTTGACGAAGACGAAGCCAAACGAACCCTATCCGCAATGGTGGAAGCTGCGACCAATGACGCGCTAGTGTCTTTGTCGAATGCGACCATGTTCTTGCCGGACAAAGCGAAGGCGAACTAACATGGTAGGAAAGCATTTCCACGAACGCGATAGCGGTCATGTCCGTAAGGCTTATGCGTCGAAGGGCGATGACGTGACATTTAGCCGCTTCGTCAAGATCAAGGGCGAAGATCGCGTTCGCGTGAACAAGCCTAAGCAACTATGGTTGCCGAACACGAAACACGAAAGCGTCATCAACGGAACTTCCGTGTTCTGGCGTCGCGGCGTGAAGAAGCTTGCGGATATGCCGAACTTGCTTGTATCCGGGCATAACAACGTCAAGATCGGTCGCGATGTTCGCAAAGGCAAGCTGTATCGCGGATATTGGATATACACGTTGACGCTAGAAGAACGTCGGACGTGTCCGCGAAGCTGCCACCATTGGCAATCGTGCTACGGAAACAATATGCCGTATGCGCGTCGCGTCGATCATACGGACCCGGACTTCATGCCGCGCCTTGCGCTCGAAATCGCCAAGCTATGCAATGTGGGCATTGGGCGAACCCAACGGAAAGGCGTCTTGCTTCGGCTTCATGCGCTAGGTGACTTCTATTCGTCCGAATACGTCGCATTTTGGGCGAAGATGCTGCGCCTTTATCCGAACCTTGCCATATACGGCTATACGGCACGAACGACAGCCGATCCGATCGGGCGCAGTATCGCAGGCGTCAAGCGTCATTTCGGGTTGCGCTTTGCTATCCGTTGGTCGGACGGCGGCAAGCGTAGCGATTGCACAATATCAATCGGACGCGCTACCGATCCGCATGAAGGGGCGTTCGTATGTCCCGAACAAACCGGATTAGTTGACGGTTGCGGCAAATGCGGGCTTTGCTGGAATACGAAAAAGAACGTCGCATTCGTCGAACATTAATCTTTTGGTAAGACGTTGGCCGTATACGGGGAACATCGAAACCGAAAGGAAGTTCAATGCTTGTCGTTCATAACTTTGCCCACGCTGCCCCGCTTGGACAGAACTACGCCGAATGGTCCTACTTCGACGGATACGCATTCCAGCATATCGCAGCTTGGCAGGACCATAAGCGGCTTCAGCGCATCCGCAACGACGCTACCAAGGCCGTGCGGTCGATCGAACGCCGCAAGGGCAGTCGGGCGCGCTTCGCCGCTTGACAAATCCCGGCAAGGCGGCTTTACTGGCGATCCTTCTTCGAAAGGAACCGGGCAATATGGAAAATCGAGTAACTGGCGGCGAAGCTGTCCCAATTTCGGACGTTGTTAACGCGATGTTCGAAGGAACCGGGATGGCCGTCGTAATGCGGGGCGTGAACGAATGGTTCAAGCGTCCCGAACGTCAACCGGGTAATGCCGCCGACTTCATCCCTTGCGCAGTCGGCGCACTGGAAACCGAAATCGACCGGGCGATGCGTGAAGCAACCCGCAACGGCGATATCGACAAGGCTAAGCAATACGCCGAAGTCTTGGACCGGATCAATCGCGCATGGGCAGCTTGGCAGGGGGCTTTCAATGCTTAGTGTCGCTATCGGCTTAATCGGACTAGGAACCGTCGCAGTTGTCGCGCTCGCCTTTTGGCGGGCGTATGGCGTGCCAATGTGCGACCGATGCAAGCGACCGAAGCACAAATGCAGTTGCATCGAAGACGGCTTCGTTCCCCCGCCGAATGTGATAGAAATTCCGGCAAGACGGAAGAAACCGTTTGACAGCTAATCGGATATGTCGTATTCGTCGGTCATAGACGAAAGGACAACCGATGGCTTACGAACACGAAATGCGTATCCTTGGCGGACTTCCCGTCACTGTCGAATTCACCATTGATGCAGCCGAACCCGACGTTGGTATTATGTCGGACGGCGTGTCCGAATGGGAAATCGTCGCAGTCAACGGCAAGTATGCCAAGAAGGGCGCGAAGAACCCGTTCAAATGGGTTTATGATCGGATCGAAAAGAAGGAAGGCGAAGATAAGCGCATCCTTGACGAACTGAACGAACTTGATTTGTCGGATTACTTCGACGACTATTACGAAGATTATTGAAAGGACAACCGGGCATGTTTGACAAGTTTGTCGAAATCAACTTCCGCACGAAAACGCGGAAGGTCATCGAACAGGCGAACCAAATCATCGGCGAATACGAAGCGCGCGGTTTCAAGTTGACCGTGCGCCAATTGTATTATCAGTTCGTCGCGCGCGATTGGCTGAAGAATACGCCGCAGAATTACGAACGGCTGGCGTCGATCGTTGACGATGCGCGCAAGGCCGGAATGATCGATTGGGCGGCGATCATCGATCGCACGCGGTTCCTGCGCCGCATTCCCGACTTCGCCGATCCCCAAGCCTTCATGGAAAGCGTGAAGCATCAATACGCCGAAGATATCTGGCGCGATCAAGATTACTATCCCGAAGTTTGGATCGAAAAGGACGCATTGCTTGGCGTCATCGAAGACGTTTGCAACGAACTTCGCATCCCATACTTCGCATGTCGCGGCTATCCGTCATCGTCGGAACTGTATCGCGCTGCCAAGCGGCTTCGTCGTAAGCGCGATCAAGGCAAATGGCCGATCGTCTTCTATCTTGGCGATCACGATCCTTCCGGGCTGCATATGGGCACGACCAACGCGCCGGACTTGATCGCAACCTTCGGTCGAACCAACGACATTGACGTAAAGATGATCGCGCTTACGCGGGATCAAATCGACGAACACGATCCGCCGCCGAACTATGCGAAGGAAAGCGACGCGCGATACAATTGGTATACGTTCACAACCGGCATTGAAGAATGTTGGGAATTGGACGCCCTTGATCCCGGCGTAATCGACGCGCTTATCCGTTCGCAAGTATCCGAAATCGTTGATCGCGAAAAGTTCGACGCCCGACTTGCCGACGAACAGAACAATCGGGACATTCTGTTCAACACAATCGACAATTGGCCGGACGTTGCCAAATACTTGAAGTATCGCTTCCACGAAGACGAAAACGGACTTTGGCCGGAAACGATGCTTGAAGAAATCCGTCAACGCGAAGAAGAAGGAAAGGACGAAGAATGACCGAAGACGAATTCCGCAACGGCGGCTTGCCGACTAAGCCGGACGGCGACACAATCCGCCGTAAGATCGGCGAAGTAACGGCAACCGCCAGCGATCCGGGCAACGCCCATGCGGATCATTACATGCGCGGCATGGCAAACGGTTTGATATTGGCGCAGTCGATCGCGAACGATATCGAACCGTCGTATATCGAACCGGACGTTATTCCGACATTCGATTACATGAAGGAAGCGGACAAGACAAATTCCGTTCTGTTCAATCCGCAATACGTCGATCGGGACGCATTCGTTGCGAACCTTCGGACCTTCATCGAAACGGCGTCCGTCATCAACCTTTACAAGAAGCTGTTGTTCCGGGGCCGCACGCCGGAAGACTTGGGATTGCAGCGCCCGAAGCTTCATGCGTCGCTTGCGCCGGAATTCGATCCGAACAACAGCACGGACGAAACGATCAACGTCGTTCACGGCGCAGTTGGCGTTATCACGGAAGCGGGCGAAGTCGCCGAAATCCTTCTTGACGCGATCGAACATAACAAGCTTGATCCCGTCAACGTCGCCGAAGAAGCGGGCGATCTTCGTTGGTATATCGTGCGGATGCTTCGCGGTATCGGCATGACCGACGAACAATGCGAACGGATGAATATCGACAAGCTGCATGGGCGGCACGGCGATACGTTCAACGTCGAACGCGACGCGAACCGCAACCTTCTTGCCGAACGCGCCGGGCTGGAAAGCCATGTCGAACCGGGGCCGTTGGTCGATCGCATGGCGTCCGATCCTGCCAATGTGGGCATTCGGCCTATTCCGGTTGATGGCGTTCGCGGTAACGGCTAGGAACTATGCCCGGCATTGCGCGTTTGCCCGATGCCGGGCAAGTCATGGAAAGGAAGTCACATGCCCGACGAAAAGAAGGGGTTGCCCGAAGGCAAGCCGCTGAAGGACACGGCGAAGGCCGTCGAAAGCAACCATAACACGGTTGACACGGCGAAGCCGGTCCCCGTCGCCACGATCACGGACCCGAAGCATGCCAAGCCGGATTACAATCCGATGCGGCGCGAAGGCGGTCCCGCGAACGTCAAGTCCGATACGTCGATGAACGAAGACGACAACGCCGCCGTCGTCGGCGAAAAGGGCGATCGACAGACCGCCGAAGACAACGAACGCGATCGGCTGAACAGCATTCCCGACGAAGAACTTTCGCAGGGACAGCTTGCAGCCAAGCGCGCCGTCAACGAAGAAAAGCCGAAGGGCGAATAACATGGAAGACGCGGGCAAGTTCGAAGCGCCTTCGGGCGATCTTAAAGCGAAGTTCGAAGCTATCAAGCTGAACAACGATCGTTTGAACGCTTGCCCGCGTCATCTATTCGATACCGAAGTTCCCGGCATTGACGGCGGCGTCGGCGCAATGTTCGGACGCAAGATGATTTGTCGCAAGTGTGGCGGTCAAATGGATTTGGTCGCATTAAACTTTTACGTTCGCGGATACGAAGCGCACGGCGGAAACGGCAACGATATTCTGCCCGGCTGGAAACCAACCGAACTGCAAAGAAAGTTCTTTAAGGGACCGCAGGATTAGGCTATACGCCGAAACTGAAAGGAACCGGGCAAATGTCAATCGAACTTTACGACCGTGTAACGGTTGTTATGGAACCGCAAAGCGAAATGCTTCTTGCGATCGAACCGGGCGATCCGCTGCCCACATTCATTCTTCCGATGCAAGCGGTAAAACCCGAATTCAAGAACCTTCTTGCCGCAGCACATTTGTTGTATCGCGTCAATCGCGAAACGCGGCTTGGTTTGGAACTTCTAATCGAAGTGCTTGAACAGCACGGCGGGGACGCCTTGGTTGGAAGCATACAAGCCTTCGCATCGAATTTGCAAACCGCCGAACGATGCGCCGTTGAAGGGCTGCATATAATCGCGCAATCGCAAAAATAGTTGTTGACACGTCGGAACCGTCGTTTAGAAAGGCGGTTGTCGGGCAACGCCATTGCCTGCATTTGATGAAAGGAAGGACAACATGGCGACCAAGAAGGACATGGCGCTTTTGGGCACCATCATTGCGGCGATGGCGAATGCCGACGCGCCGTATCACATGGCGACCGAAGCCGAAATCAAGGGCTTGACGAAGGAAAACTTCGTCGAAACGAACGCCGAAATCCGCGACGGCGACAAGATCGCGGTTCGTGCAACCGACGCCGGACAGGCCGCGTTTACCGCCGCCAATCAGCCCGCCGCCGGGGGCACTTCCGAAGGAAATGCAACCATGACGACCAATTCGAACTTCGTTACCGGAACCGGCTTCGTTCCGTCGCAGGCGCGCGGCGGTCGCGGTCGCAGCGTCTATGACTTCGACAGCCTTGAAGTCGGCGGCTTCATCTTCGTTCCCGTTTCCGACGACAAGCCGAACCCGGCGAAGTCGCTGGCTTCGACCGTTTCCAGCGCGACGCAGCGTTACGCCGAAGAAACCGGCGAGACGAAGAAGAACAAGAAGGGCGAAGACGTGCCCGTTCTTCGCGAAACCCGGAAGTTCAACGTGCAGTCGGTCAAGTCCGGCGTCGCATACGGCAACTTCACGGCTCCGGCGGACGGCGCGGTCATCTACCGCAGCGCCTAAGCGATCCTTTCCCCCGGCGCTGCCCACGGCGCTACGGGTCGCGGGAACCCCCGATAATGCTTCGGCGTTGTCGGGGGTTTTCTTATGCGCCGAATGCGTCTAGGATCGCCGCTATCCATCAACGGGCGGGAAACGATCATGCCGCAAGCCAACTTCGACAAGTCCCTTCCGCTAGTGCTGGCGCACGAAGGCGGATACGTCAATCATCCCCGCGATCCGGGCGGCGCGACGAACAAAGGCGTCACGCAAGCCGTATACGACGCATACCGGATGACAAAGGGCTTGAAGAAGCGATCGGTAAAGTCGATCACTTCGCCGGAAGTGTCCGAAATCTACAAGTCCCGTTATTGGGATTTGGCGCATTGTTCGGAATTCCCGGCTGGCGTCGATTACGCCGTCTTCGACTATGCCGTCAATTCGGGCGTCGGTAAGGCGATCAAGGATTTGCAACGGACGGTCAACGCATTCGGCGCGAACCGTGTCAAGGGACTTGTCCCGCTGAAGGTTGACGGGATCGCCGGACAGGACACGAAGGCCGCAGTCGAAAAGTGCTGCGACGAAGACGAAGAAGCTTTCATCAATTCGCTATGCGATCGGCGTATGTCGTTCCTGAAGTCGCTGAAGACTTGGGGCACATTCGGCAAAGGATGGAAGCGCCGCGTCGAAGGCGACTTTGACGAAGTGAAGGATGGCGACAAAGGCGTTCGCGATTATGCCGTATTGATGGCGCGCGGCGATCTTGCCTTCCCGATCCCCAAGAAGGAACTGCCCGCCGCGATCGGGACCAAGGAAGGCGAGCAAGTGCCCGCCAAGGGCTTCGGGTCGCAAGTGTCGATCCTGAAGACGGCGCAGGGCGTAGGGGCCGCTCTAGCGGGCGCTGGCGTGACCGGGCAGACCGTGCTATCCGCAGCCGAAACGACCAAGGCGCACGTCAACGGGAGCCTTCTAGGCCAAATCGCGTTGATTGTATTCGTCCTGTTGATGATCGGCGGCGTCGGCTTGGTCCTATACAAGTTCTTCGAAGATCGCAGGGAAAAGACAGGGGCATGACGACGAATTCGGAAAGGCCCGACGACATGATGATCGTTCGCTTCAACAATCACGTTCACCTTCGCCTTGGCGAATGGTTGGCTTCGCTGATCTTGGCGTCGATCGGGTTTATCCTTTTCGCCTTCCCCAATATCTTCGAAGGCGAACAGACTGCGACGTATACTTACTTGCGTTCGATTTGCCCGCAAGTTGTTTGGGCGTTCGGGATCGGGATTGTCGGCGTTACTCGCCTTGTCGCATTGTATATCAATGGGCGGCGAAGTATAACGCCGTATATTCGAATGGCAATGGCGTTCGTTTCCTGTTTTCTTTGGTATCAATTCGCGCTAGGGTTCGTCTTGTCGGGCGTCGCGACGACGGGACTAGCGGTTTATCCTTGGCTTCTAGTCTTGGACATTTACAACGTCTTCCGCAGTTCGGCGGATGCCCGCGAAGTATACGATAACAAGCGGGCGTCGCGCGATGGAACCTTCGAAGCTAAATGAGTTGCCCTTTTGGTTCCAAATCGTCGCCGGTTTGGGACTGTTCTTCGGAACCGCTTCGATTGCGGTTCTAGGCTGGATCAAGAAAAACGTATCCGGCGGGCTATTCGGCGAAAAAGAAGACAGCAAGTCCGCAGTCGTCCTTAGCGCGTCGATTGCGGATAGTGCTTCGATCAAGCGCCTTGCCGAAGCCGTTGAAGGGCTTTGCCGTCACCTAGAGCGACGCGACGAAGACAACGCGGACGGGTTAGAACGTATCCATCGTTCGATTAAAGACTTGATCGAAGAAGCGGAACGGAATACGAAAGCGATCCGTGAAAGGACGTTGATGTAATGGCAACCGGGTTCGCAGTCGCATGGCAGTTCGCCAAACGCTTTTGGCCGCTGTTCGTCATTGTCCCGCTTGCCTTCGTCATACTCATTCAGCGGACGACTATTTCCGACAAGACGGCAAAACTTGACCTAAAGACGGCGGAAGCGGCGCAGTTGTCGGAAGCGAACAAGGCGAATACCGCAACGATCCGCGCATTCGCGCAACAGCGCATTGACAATGACGCTATCGCCGAAGCCGTCGCAGCCCGCCTAGATCGTAATGGCGTCCGCGAAGTCAACACGCGAACCATTATCGAAAGGGCGAAGCAAGATGATCCGCAAGTCCGTGATTGGGCTAATCAGCCTGTCCCTAACAGCGTGCGCCGGGCGATTGCCCGCCCCAACTAGCTTCGAACGTCCGCCCGCCGACGTTCCCGACGCAAGCCTTGTCGCGCCCTGCGACACGTCCGAAGACGATCCCGCAACCAACGGCGATCTTGCCAACGAATTGAACCGAACCCGCCGCCAGCGGGACGATTGCGCCGGTCGAATGGACGGCGTTCGCCAATGGCGATCGGACGCGATCAAACGCGCCGAAGCCAAGCCCGACAAGTAATGTGGGCAGCTAGACAAATCGTCGGATTACGCATACGTTGGAAGCATGTCTTGGAACGTCCAATCTCCCCCGCCAATCTTCGACCATGAAGACGAAACGGAACTAAAGCGCAAATGGGCGCAGCTTACGGCGTTGCATCCTGATCGCATCCGCACGGCGGGTTATCAAGTGTTCGTCGGCGAACACGAACACGGACGCGCAATGCAGGCCGCAGCTTGGGCGCATGATCCGTTCGTTCATCGTATTTGGGAAGAAATGCGCGCCGCGCCTGAAGCTGGCGATGATGCGGATTACGAATACGCCGAAAACCGCCTGAAGAACATTATCGACGACTTGTCGTTGTCGGCGGACGTTCGCCTAAAGGCGATCGAACAGTTCCGCGACATGAAGGGATATACGACGAAGGCGAAGGAACCCGCAAACCTAATCAACAACGGCGTAATCAACGTATTGCGCGTGCCTGTCCGCGACATGACGCCCGAAGACGACGCGGACTTTGAACGCAAGTTCGAAGCGCAGCAATTGAAGTTGGTTCGCGATGCGCGCAGCAGCCGCCCGAATTGAACCAAGGATCGAAGACGGTTGGGCATTCATCCCCGGCACGTCGCAGGAATTCGCGCTTCGGACGAACGCGAACCATATCCTATATCACGGCACGCGCGGCCCCGGTAAGACGGATTGCCAGCTTGCCCGCTTTGCGGCGAACGTAGGCGTCGGATACGGTTCGCATTGGCGCGGCGTAATCTTCGATCGCAAATACAAGAACCTTGATGACTTGATTATCAAGTCGAAGCGCATCTTCCGAAAGATATTCGGGAACCGCTGCAAATTCCTTGAAAGCAAGGGCGATTACAAATGGGTTTGGGATACCGGCGAAGAACTAATGTTCCGCCAGTTCCTAAAGGCGGACGATTATTGGAACTATCACGGACAAGAATTTCCATTCATCGGATGGAACGAACTTTGTAAGTATCCGTCGTCCGATCCATACGATAGCATGATGAGTTGCAATCGTAGTTCTTGGACACAAGAGAAAGACGGCGTATGGCTTAAAGAAGAAGGGCGCTGGAACCTTCCGCCAATGCCGCTTGAAGTGTTCAGCACGACGAACCCGTATGGACCGGGGCACAATTGGGTTAAGGCGCGCTTTATCGACGTAGCGCCATTCGGAAAAGTGCATCGAACCGAAGTCAAGGTTTTTCATCCGGGTTTGAAGCAAGACGTAGTTGTTGTTCGCAAACAAGTCGCAATCTTCGGATCGTATAAGGAAAACCCCTATCTTGATCCGATTTATATCGCCGAACTGGAAAGCATAACCGATCCGAACAAGCGGGCGGCTTGGCTTGAAGGCGATTGGGATATTGTCGCAGGCGGCGCGCTAGACGACGTTTGGCGTAAGGAAATTCATATCTTGCCCCGCTTCCCAATACCGGGAAGCTGGCGGATCGACCGCGCGCTAGATTGGGGATCGTCGCATCCGTGTTCGATCGGTTGGTTCGCCGAAGCAAACGGCGAAGAAATCGAAATCGAATATGCGGACGGAACCGTTGCGTATTTCTGCCCGCCCGCCGGATCGCTGATACAGATATCGGAAGTCTATCGAACCGAAAAGCTTGGTTCGAACAAAGGACTTCGCGAAAGCGCATACACGATCGCCGAACTTATCCGCGAACATGAAATCAAGTTGCTTGCTGAAGGTTGGATCGAAGAACAGCCTTGGCCGGGTCCGGCGGATAACCAAATCCGCGACGTTCGCGAAAGCGACGTTGACACGATCGAAAAGAAAATGTCGGATCGCGGTATTCGTTGGATCGAAAGCGATAAGTCGCCGGGATCGCGCAAGGTCGGTTTGCAATTGATGCGCGATCGGCTAGAAGCGGCTATGCTGAACCGGGAAGGGGTTGCGCGGCTTTACTTCATGGACAATTGCCGGGCGTCGATCGCCACATTGCCCACATTGCCGCGTGACGAAGACGATCCCGACGACGTTGATACGGACGCCGAAGATCATCCTTACGATATGGTCCGGTATCGTGTATTGAAGGGGGCGAACCGCGTCGCGCGGAAGGTCAAGGTCAAGTTTGCTACGTAAAGGGGCGCGAATATGCCGAACGTGTCGTTTGTTCATCCGCTAGTAAAGGCGTTGCTGCCCTCTTACGAACTTATCCGCGATTGCCTAGCGGGCGAACAGCAAGTCAAGTTTCGTCGAACGAAATACTTGCCTATGCCGAATGCGTCGGATCAATCCGTCGAAAACATGGCGCGATACAACGCATATATCACGCGCGCCGTATTCTATAACGTCGGACAGCGAACGCAAGGCGGACTTGTCGGGCAAATCTTCCTTCGCGATCCCTTGGTTGAAGTCCCCGATATCCTGAAGCCGGTTATCGATGATGCGACCGGATCGGGCGTTCCGGTTCAACAGTTGGCGCAGGAAGCCGCCGGGTTCGCGCTGGCATACGGACGCCTTGGTCTATACGTCGATTATCCCGCAACCGAAGAAGCCGCCAGCAAAGCCGATATCGACGCGGGCAACGTCCGCCCGACGCTGAAGGTTGTTGCCCCTTGGGACTGCATCAACTATCGCGTCAAGAAGCGCGGCGCGAAGATCATCCTTTCGCTTGTCGTATTCCGCGAAGACTATATCGACGACGACGACGGCTTCGAAACGAAGATCAAGGATCAATGGCGCGTGCTGCGCCTTGACGAAAACGATCAATACGTAATCGAAATCTATCGCAACAAAGTCGGCACGACGGCGGATCAAACCTTCTATCCGAAGGACGCATCCGGCGCGCCGCTTGACGAAATCGCCTTTACATTCGTCGGCGCAGTCAACAACGATCCGACGCCGCAGCTTCCGCCGATGTATGACCTTTGTTCGCTGAACATCGCGCATTATCGCAATTCGGCGGACTATGAAGAAAACGTATACTTCATCGGACAGCCGACGCCTTGGTTCGCCGGACTAACCGAAGAATGGGTTACGAAGGTCATGGGCGGCGCAGTCGGCTTAGGCGCACGCGGCGGCATCATGCTTCCCGTTGACGGATCGGCGGGCATTCTTCAAGTCGAACCGAACACGCTTGCCAAAGAAGCGATGGATCAAAAAGAAGCGCAAATGCTGGCGCTTGGCGCAAAGCTTGTCGAAGGTTCGCAAGTTCAGCGAACCGCGACGGAAGCCGATATCGACAACGTATCCGAAACGTCGGTTTTGTCGTCCGTGGCAAAGAACGTCGGCGCGGCCTTCAAATGGGGGCTTGAATGGGCGGCGGCATTCGTCGGCGTTCCCGAAACCGGGATCGCATACGACATGAATACGGAATTCGATCTTGTCAACATGACGCCGGAAGAACGCGCCCGCTTGCTTGCTGAATGGCAGGGCGGCTTGATCGCGTTCGAAGAAGCCCGCGACAACTTGCGGCGTGCCGGTATTGCTTCGCTGTCCGATGAAGAAGCCCGGACGAAGATCGCCAACGAACAAGCCGAAGCTATGGCACGCGCAATCGACGAAGCAAGCGCAACCGCCGAAGCAACCAATCTTCCCCCGCCGATCGATCCGAACAAGACGCCGCCGAAGTCCGGTATCCCGTCGAAGGATGAATAATGGCGGACCTTCTAAACGTAATCGTCCGGCATCAAGTCTATCTTGAAGGCTTGAAGTCCGGCAAGAATGCCGAATTCGTCAAGATGATGGCGCAGCTTGACGGCGCGCTTCGTAAGGAACTGGCGTTCGTCGATTACAAGAACCTTAACGATATGTCGCGGACGGCGATTAACAAGTTGATCGTCACGTTGAAGAAGGTTGCCAGCAAGATCGCGGACGTTTGGCTTAACGAATTGATCCGTTGGCTTGGCGAATACGTCGCAGTCGATACCGACTTTTGGAAGTTCACATACGGGCTTGCGCAGCCCGACGCCGAATTCAGCGAAGACGACGCGGAAGGCAATACGAATGCTTGGCTTGGCTTGCCGATGGCCGCAAACGGGATCACGGCGCTTCTATTCCTGAAGGGATGGAACGCGCTTGTCGGACAGCGCATATCGCAAACCGTGCTTATGTCGTATTCGAATGCGGAAACGCCGCAACAGCTAATCGCACGGCTGAACGGAACGCGGGCGGCGAACTATCGCGACGGGCTGCTAGGGCTGTTGAACCGCCAAGGGCAGGCGGTCAACAATACCGTCATTCAGCACTTGGCGGCACAAGCGAACATCAACGTCATGTCGCAGGCATGGCCGCAATACCTTTGGGTTTCCGTCCTAGACGACGCAACAACCAAGATATGCCGAAATCGAAACGGGCATGTCTACCGCTTCGGCGAAGGGCCGTTGCCCCCTGCCCACGTTGGTTGTCGATCGTCGATCATGCCATATGACGGACGCCCGGTCGAAATGCCGTCCTTCCCAATGTGGGCAGGCTCGCAATCTGAAGCGTTCATTAAGGATGCGTTTGACGGGGAAGTCCCGTCGCGATATGAAGGTTCGAAGGCGCTATCGCTTGAACAGTTCAAGACGAAGCGTGCTTTGATAGTTGGTTAATCCCTAACCGGGCGAAAGGATTTCACATGGCGTTGCCGTTCAAGATCAACAAAGCGAAGTATGACGCGCTTTCGGACGAAATGAAGGCCGAATATATCGCAGGCGATAAGGACGGCGAATTCGTCCTTGACGTAACCGACTTGCCGCAGGGCGAAGATACGGGACCGATCAAGCGGGCGCTAGAAAGCGAACGGAACAAGAATAAGGCGCTGAAGACGGAAAACGACGGGTTGAAGACGCAAATCGCCGAATTCCCCGACGTTGAAGCGTTGAAGACGCAACACGCCGCCGAAACCAAGAAGTATAAGGACTTCACGGAAAGCGCGTTGATCGACGGCGCGGCGCTGGCGCTGGCGACGAAGATTTCCAACGCCCCGGCGCTTCTTCTTCCGCATATCAAGTCGCGGCTTGTGGCGGACACTTCCGGGGACACGCCGGTTACGAAGGTCATCGGCGCGGACGGCAAGCCTTCGGACTTGACGATCGAAAAATTGGGCGAAGAATTTGTTGCAAACAAGGATTTCGCCGCTATTATCGTCGCCAGCAAGGCAAGCGGGGGCGGGACGCCCCCGATCAAGCCCGGCTCAAAGCCCCTTGGTAGCGGGATGCAACCGAAGGATGGCGAACAGCCCAAGCTGATTTCCCAAATGACGCCGCAAGAGCGCGTAGCGCATATCAAGGCGGGGAAGGAAGCGGCGGCTTCAGCGCAGCAATAGCGCGGTTCGTTCGTCACTTCGACAACAACCGCCGAACAAGGGAATTGGGTTATGGCACTTTCGGATTTGGCGGTTTTTTCCGAATACACGTATTCGACGTTTTCGGAAAGCATTTCGCAGCAGATCGACCTTTTCAACGCCGCTTCCGGCGGCGCGATCATCCTTCGCAGCGCGGCCAATCAGGGCGATTTCAGCGATACGGCCTTTTGGGGTTTGGTTGACGGGCTTGTCCGTCGCCGTAACGCCTACGGTTCCGGGTCCGTCGCGGAAAAGAACCTTGAACACTTGATCGATACGATGGTCAAGGTTGCGGCTGGCACGCCGCCGGTTCGCATCGATCCGTCGCAGTTCGAATGGATACAGCGCAATCAGGAAGAAGGCGGCGCGGTCTACGGACAGCAGCTTGCCGAAGCGACGCTTGCGGACATGCTCAATACGGGCTTGCTCGCCTACGTCGCCGCGCTTACCGGCGAAGCCGACGTTTCGACCGACGTTTCGGCCAACGATACGACGTTCGCCACGCTTCTTGCCGGTTCGGCGCTGTTCGGCGATCGTTCCGACGCCATTCGTTCTTGGGCGATGCACAGCAAGTCCATGTTCGATATCTTCGGCGTCGCGCTGGCGAATTCGACCGGACTGTTCACCTTCGGAACCGTCAACGTGCGACAGGACGGTTTCGGGCGTCCCTTCGTCGTGTCGGACAGCCCTTCGCTGATCTACACGCCGTCGAACCCGGACAAGCACTATATCGCCGGGATGACGCAAGGCGCGATCGTCGTCGAAATGAACGGCGATTTCGTGCAGAACGTCGAAACGTCGAACGGCGACGAAAATATCACGCGAACCATTCAGTCGGAATGGTCCTACAACCTTGGGATCAAGGGCTATTCGTGGGACAAGACGACCGGCGGCAAGTCCCCGAACGACGCTGCGCTTGGCACGGCGGACAATTGGGACCGCAACGTCACGTCGCACAAGGATACGGCGGGCGTCCTGTTGCTCGCCAAGTAAGACGCAATCGGCGGGGGCTTCGGTCCCCGCCGCATTCGTCGTAATCGAAAAGGAATACCGGGCATGGGACGACAAAAGAAGCCGCTGAAGACGATTTACTTCACGAACGGGCACGCGACCGAAGAACATTATGCCGAAGCCGAAGAAATCGGCCCCGGCGTCGTATTCCGCCGCGCGGACTTGATCGTTGAAGGCGATCCGATCGAAGTTTTCGATGCAGTCGCCGGGGACGTTCCGCCAGTCTATCAGGCCGCAGCGGACGCCAAGGCGGGCAAGGAACCGGCTCCCGAAGCGCCCAAGGCCGATCCGGCGGCGGTAAAGCCCGGAAGCCCCGTCAAGCCGCCTGCGAAGCCCGCTGGCGGGGATGCTGGCGGGGGATGGAAGCCAAACGCATAGGGGGACCACATGGCCCGCAAAATCCTTTACTTCATTGCCGGTATCGCGCCAACCGCAGCGGAAAGCGCCCAAATCGCAAACATCGTCGGCGACGTGCAAATTCGGTCGAACCTTCGACCGGCACTTTACGGCGATAAGCTGGAACCGGCGGACGGACTTGCGGGCACTATCCCCGCCGCATATCTTACCGGCGAAGGCGATACGGTCGATACCGATCTTTATCCGGCTGGCGACGTGACGCCGCTTCAGGGCGGTATCACGCTGAAGATTTTCCCGGTCAATCCCGGCGGGATCGCAGCGAATGGCGGAACCCGCCAGCTTTACGCAATCGCCGCGTCCTTGGACGAAGCAACCGGCGTCGTCACCATGACGGACGTAACCACGTCTTGCGCTTGGACTTCGGCGACGCCTGCGAAGGGCACGGTCGGCGCTTCGACCGGCCTTGTTACCGGCGCGAACGGCGGCGCGGGAACGTCCGTCATTACCGCGTCGTATGACCCGGACGGCGGATCGGGCGAAGCCGCAATCACGGCAACGACGACCGCAACTTTCGTATAAGCTAGGGGGCATTCGTGGCGCTTATCGTTGAAGACGGAACCGGCGTCGCGAATGCCAACAGCTTCGTTACGCGCGCGCAAATCATTTCCTATGCCGCCGCGCGTGGCGTAATCATTGCCGACGAAGACGCATCCGACGTATTCGCCATAAAAGCAATGGACTATTTGGCAATTCGCCAATGGTGCGGCGTCCCCGCTTTCGTCGATCAAACTACGCCTTGGCCGCGTAAGGGGATCGTCGAAGGCGACACGGCGGACGATTACGAATACACGATCCCAGCGAACATCGTTGCGGCGCAGTTGCAGCTTGCCCTTGAAAGCAAGAACGGGATCGACCTTCTTCCGTCGCGATCGGCGAATGCGCAAGTCAAGCGCGAAAAGG